CTGAACAGCTTGCGAGTGCTACGATCATCAAAGATCGCGGATAGAGCACAGTCACCATCTTTAACATCGCGAATTAGTTCTGTGATCTTTGCGTCGGCGCGTTGCTCAGTGATTGCTACGCCTTCACCGCGTTCGATTGCACCAGTAACGTGGTATCGCAATGCTTCCAAGGCTGGATTGGAGATTGCAGGTGTTCCGCATAGTGACTCAAGTTCGTCGCGGGTCATGCCAGTGTGTTCACACACTTCGTCGCCATCATCAATTGCCTTGCAGTCTTTGCAAAGTTCACTTCCTTCAACGCGATCATGCAAGCCGCATTCGTCGCAACTGTTGTCACCATCGAGCGAAACAGGGAAGTGGTGGCTATCGCAGTTCTCACAGAACCAATTGCTGCTGTCTTTTGGATTGTTGGATTCGTAGTCGATGTTGGCAGTGTCTACCGACTCTTCTCCCGGCGTGATCCAGATCGGCATAAGAACCCGCATCGGTTCAGCGCAATTCGGGCAAAGGTGTGGAACGTCAAAATTGATCTTCGACATGATAGAATTCTCCGTTTGTTGCTGGTCGTCTCACTGACCATGTTTTTGAAACCTGCGAACGTTGCAGGATAGCGGGTCGATCGTTTGAGCGGCCCGCGTATCGCACAACGGAGCGGGCTTAGTTGCTTTCTAAGTCTCCGTTGTACCAGTCGCAATCGCGGGATTCGCGTCCATTGCGCAAATCGGACTGCTTCAGGAATTCAGCCACCTTAACGCGAGTTGATGAGTGACCGCGATTGCGAAATGCGTAGAACAGTTCAGTGGCATCCTCGTCGGTTAGTTCGAGGGTTGCAGGTTCAACAATTGGATCGGCGGGATACGCAATCGCAATTTCTTTGGCAATCTCAATCAACTGGCTATCGAAAACGTCTGTTTCATCGCCGTAGACTTTTGTGTGGTACAACGTTCCGTTGGATCGGTGCCAAACGTAGATGTGATCAATCTTGCCATCGTAGAACTTAATCAAATCATCAATGCCGAACCGAGTGGCGCGATCGGTTACATCGAGCTGCAAAAGCCTGACGCCAGTTATCCGCAGGTTGTCGGCATTGGTTTTGTCTATCAGCGAAAACTGCACTTCGACAACATTTTCAATCGTTTCGCCGTTGGTAAGCTTTACACTTGTGTGCTTGCTCATTTTGAATTCTCCAGGGTTAGATTTGCGGCTGTCTCACGAGCCTTTGTCTTGACATCGACAAGTTTACGCTTGTGGGTCCATGGTATCAAGCAGAATTTGGTACAAACAGCAAACTTTTCCCATGTTTCGCGAAAATTGGTCAAAATCGGCTGTTATTGAGACTGAAGGGTGTTTTCGGGCTAAAATCATCGAAACCGAGCCACCAGATTGCCCCAGAATCGACGCAAACGGGTTCGGGTGACATCTGATACCTTCCTTTTTCCGCGTCAGTCTCAATAAGGATTAGCCATGCAAAGACCCAGAAACGTTCCTCAGATCGGTCGAGGACCGCAGCAATTCGCCAAAAGTTCCCTTCCGCCGATCCAATCGCCCATGCAGATGGGACAGGCTGGACAATTTCAATCGATTCCGGTGCAGCAAATACCGGTGGATGATGTTTCCGACTTAGCGATGGAGATCTACGCTAGGCTGGTGGTTGGTCATCTCGGGCGATCGATTCAGCCGCCCGATCCGATCTTGCTGAAGCAACTGGCACAAACGGCTCGCACATCAGCCCAGATCTATTTCCAACTCGATTCTGAGGATAACCATGAGTAGTGAAGAGACACCGAAGAAGCCTCGTAAGCCACGAGCACCGAAAAAGACTTCCGGCCGAGATGATTCCGTTCCAGCTTCCGCGCCGATTCCCGATAACGGGATCCGTCAGAAGCCACCAGTCGAAGGAAGCAACAATCTGTACTTCGTGCATCCAGCAGACTATCACGACGACGACGATTCGGTCGTAAATCGCATCGAGCCCACCGAAGTCGTTTCATCAGCTTCCGCGCCGATGACTGAGAAGGACGATAGACAGACTGAGACCGAAGGAAAGGACGTTGCCGCCGATCCCAGCCTCCAACCCGATTCGTTTCCTCCGCCTCTCACAGACAGCAGAGAGACAGACTCAGGAACCCAAGGAACAGACTCAGACGCAAATGTCGTTCAGGGCATCCCCCAATCGACTGCCGACGAACCAGATTCGTTTCCTCCGCAAACAACCAGTGAAAGCACTAAGACAGACTCAGCCGTAGGAAATGACTCAAACAGCACCACCCAAGCGACTGCTGACGAAAATGAAAAAAATATGGGGAACGATCGATTGGTTCCATCCAGCACCGGTTCAATTCGTGATTCCGAGTTGCTAGAATCGCTGAAACTCTCGCGCGTAAGGATTCCAGGGGAAACCAAGTCAGCGTGCAAGGAGCGGCTGAGAATGCTGGCTCGAAACGCTGGGTTACCGCGGGGGACAGGACCGGGAACCGCGTACGAATGGGCGATGAATGCAGTCATCGAGCTGTTCGCCCCTCCTCCAATTCCTCCAGCGCCGGTTTCTATCGAGGAAACCAAGGAAACCGCCACACCCGAGCCGGAGATTTTGTCGCCAATTGGTTACAAATCCCCTCAAGTGGATGATCCGATTCCGGTCACGGCTCCAGTGATCGAGCCTGATGTTCCAGGACTTGGGACGATTCCAGAGAGTTGGCCCAAGCTACCGCCAAACGCTCCATTGCAGGCTGAAATTGCATGGGTGACCGCGAATCGCCTCGTAGTTCGCAGCGGAAAAGGCGTCGATCTGTCCCGAGCTCTGTCGCCGGCGCCGAGCTATTCCGCGTTATCCTGGCTGGAAACGTCGATTCTGTTCCCATCCAAGTTCGCAGACATTTCCGTGAAGGCTACAGCCGACCAGGACACGGAAAAGGAGTTCGTCCGCCGCGAAAAGATGGCGATCGAGGAGATCAGGTCGCTTCTAGCTGAGATGTTGGACGCTAAAACCACCCAGTCGAAGTAGTTTGTAACCAATTGGCGACAAATTGGCGACATCGACTTCGATTCAGATTCGCTCATTTCCCTGGGAAAAGTGTAAAGGTCTCACCGTACGGATAGAAGCGACTGACATCCAGCCAAATACGACGCGGCGACGCATTTCGTTCATGTTCATTGGCGCCAAGGGCTGTAGGATGCGTGGTGTTGTGAGGCTATGAGGGCGAATTGAGGGCGTTTTGGTGGCGATGGTGTGAGATTGTGGGGCTCGATGGGCTGTGATGGAGGACGATGGAGGCAGCGAGGAGCGACGATTTGATGGTTGGTGGCTGCCGAGGACGTCGATCGCGTTGGTCGGGCCGGAAAACGAACCGACTCCCCCACCGGGTCGCTACCACCCATAACGTATGTACTCTTAATCCGAATCATCAAAATCAAATTGAACCGGCGACAATTGACACGCGACTCCCATCGTGATAACGTACTGCGTGGAGGGCATTGCTATGGCTTCACGTAAAATACAAGTTTCGGTCGGTGACAGCTACAATTCGTTGGTGGTTGTTTCTGAGTTACCTCCGAAAGTTCGTGCCAGCGGCGGGACGTCTCGCATGATTTTTTGTCGTTGCGAGTGCGGCAAGGAAATTAGTGTAGAGCTGAAGAATCTTCGTAGCGGTCACACAAGTTCATGTGGCTGCACTCGGAATCCGATTCCTCCGATTCGTTCTGAGCTATCGCCGGAGAGTTCGGAAAAGATTCGGTTAGGTTATTTGAACCGTGCTGATTATCACGGCATGAAGGATTCATCCGAATATGGAATATGGGTGGGAATGAAGGACCGTTGCTTCAATCCTAAACAGCGCGGTTACTCAAACTACGGAGGTCGCGGGATAGTGGTGTGCTCTGGTTGGAAATCGTCTTTCAAGACATTTTTCGAGGACATTGGTAAACGACCTAGTCTTGAGCACTCGATCGATCGCATAAATGGAGACGGAAACTACTCTTGTGGTCACTGCGAGGAATGCGTAGAGCATGGATGGCCCGCGAATTGTCGGTGGGCAACAAGAGCCGAGCAGCGCAGAAACGCAAAAAACATTCGGATGCTCACTTTCGAAGGCGAGACTATGTGCATGGCTGACTGGGCAAAACGTAAGGGTATGAGTAAAGGCGCTCTCGCAGCGAGACTGGAAAATATGTCAGTTGAGGAGGCTTTGCGGAAACCCGTTCGTCAGTGGCAAGGCGATCGCGACGCAGAGTGGCGGCGTGATGCAGAGCGACGTGCGAATCGGTCTAGCGGAAAATGAACCACGACGATACGGGGTGTCACTTGGAGTCCCTAGAATCTACCTCTGGAACCGCGTACTGAATCCAATTGCTCTTTCGGGTCCATTTGTCTATACTCGTCTGTACTGGCTGGTAAAAACTGAAGCACATTTGGCTAAGGTGGCTTGGTTCTGCGTCACTCAGTTGGAATTGGAGCGATTAGAAAAAGAGAAAGCCAAGTAGCATGGGATCTCCGACAATGTTCGTGTACGACTTCCAGCATCGTGGAAGCTCAAACATTCGTCGTGAAAGTGGGTATGTTCCTACGCTCAACACGAAACGCTTCCGGCCGCCGCGGCAGATTGTTAGCCGGCTAGCGCACTTCTACGAAATGAAACAGGAAATGCGGAAGCCGGATCGAGTCAACAGAAGACGACTTCGGAACAGAAGTGCGAAAGTTCGATAAAATTTGCGGGGTCCATCTTGCATTTGTCAAAATGGATTCCTAAGATACTAACGCGGGTATGGAGAAGCCTGGATGTTCTCGCAAGCCTCATAAGCTTGAGATCGCAAGTTCAAATCTTGCTACCCACACTTGTTCGACCACAAAAATCATTTGGCGATGATTGGTTGAGCTTGAAGCACGCACGAAAAACAATTCACATGCTTTGGCGCTTGTATGTTTCGTGCGTGAACATTCAGGCACGCCAACCAAAGCTATGAGCCCAGGTCGAAAGATCTGGGCTTTTTTCTTTTGTGCGTCGGACCAAGTCGAGACAGGACTTGGCTCTCTGAGTGAAGCGGTCGGGAGGACACCCACCGGCAGCGCACGTCACCGATCCTACTGTGGGGAACCAACCAAAGGATCAAGCCCTGGGTTAATGCGAGAGGGGCGGTTGGGAGCGGGACAGTACCGCTTAAAGTTTGACGCACACGGTTTATCGACTGCGTACTCGGCAGAAACCGAATCAACGCGATGACCTGCCAACGGGCGTGCGACTCAAGAGTCAAAAACGCACTCGGGCTGAACTCAACTTAGCCATACGTTGGCTGGGGGAGGGTTCGGTCTGCCTGCTGAGCGAACGATCTAAGAATCAAAACGTACTGGATTATGATGGATAATGAATCTTCAGAAATCGATGAAATAGCTAGGCAACTTCACAACATTAGCGGAAGTGTAATGTTGAATCCAATTGTTCGTCGTCCTTTTGTGAGTTTGGTTATGGATTACATACGCAGGTACTACGGCGTTCCGGCAAAGCGAGGCGGTCGCGTTGTCTACAGTGGCGGCAAGAATGGCGAACGAATGGGAACGATTAAGTCAGCCAGAGGCGGCTATTTGATGATTCTGTTGGATGGTGACAAACACCCAGGAACATTTCATCCAACATGGAAGCTCGATTACGTAGTCAACGAACCAGAACCGCACCCACACGATTCATATTCACCGAGGCAATACTGATGCAAAGCGATCTCACAGAAGACTGGTGCCGCAAGAATTTGCAGGCAAAAGGTTACGAAACCAAAGAAGACAACGTGGCGGTTGAGTTCGTTGTTGCGAAATGCAGCAACGGAAGTGATGCAATGGTTGCGTTCAATACGTTTCGTCCAAGCCAGAAAGATTTTCCAAGGTGCTTTGTTTCGAATTTCTACGTTGAGCACGTCAAGACAGTTGATGACTTGAAGAAGCTGGTGCGTGCTCTTGGATTTGGGAACGAAGCACCTTGGAAGGAAGAACCAATCGACATTCCGGCGGAGTTGTATACGCCTAAATGTGGAGTGGTCTAGGTACGATGAACAGATGTCGGGTAGGCTTTCGGATGCCTCTTCCTCCCATGCCGGAAGATTGTTGTCGTGCCCCATGCTATAGACTCGAACAATTCGAACATCGTCGCGACCGGCACGGATGAGGACATTGAAGTCGGTCACGATGACTGTTCACATAACTTGGATAGCTCTCCGTACAATGCAAGCAGCCTATCGAATTCAGTATTTGCTTCATCCGAAGAATCAAAGTGTAGGATAACTTTGTTTTCACGCTTCGAAATTGTCGGAGTCGGGACTACGAACTTAATAATCTGAAGCTCTTCTGGAATCGGGAGTCCATGCTCTTTCATGAACAGGACTAAATTCTCATGTGGTACACGGCGATGCGTCGATCCTGGGACGCGAAAACCTTTGAGCAATCCCGAGTCCATCCACTTATGAATTGTTCTTCCTGCTACTTGGCAGAACTTGGCGCACTCGCCGGTTGTTAGGTTTTTCATCTGTGTTCTTTCAAAAAGGAATGTCCGCGTCTTGCTCAATGACTACTTCGGTATGCTCGTGCTTTGGGCATTGCCATTTCTTCGAAGACCACAGGTGTTTTTTACAAATGTGGCATTTGCGAGAAACGGCTTTGCATATCCACCAGTTTCTAAAATCGGCGAACAGTGGTTTCCAATCGAAAAGCAAGCACAGAATGAATCGCGCACGTTCGATCTCTTTCCACTTGCAAGAAACATGCTCGATGTATCCTTCGATCACTGGTCGATCTCGCAAGTCAGCGACAGGCTCGCGATAGTGTCGCTTCACTGGTTCGTGAAACTTGTATCCGCCGAGTTTCCATCGCTTAAGAACAACCCACACTGGATGCTTGTGCCAGCCTGTTCCGTCGCACTTGTAGCACTCGTTGTATTCGTCCCACAATCCATCACCTCCGCAGTTCCAGCATACTTTACCAGGGATGTGCTGAATGTCGTGTCCGTCTTCAGCGCCGAATAGGTTCAGGATCTTCTGTTTCATCGCGTAGAAACGATCCTTACGTGCCTTGCCAGACGGTGGACATGAATTGGCAATGTGGAGAAGCCGACCTAAGCGGCGTGCGATCGCGTTTGGCAGTCTCATGATTGAGCCTCCGCGTTTTCATCTTCAACGACTTCGCCGATGTTTCCGATTTCGGCGATGCAGAGAATGACAGTATTGAGATCGTCGTTGCTGATCAACATTGACTTGGACGGTCCTTGTTTGTGTCGCAGTAGCAGCGTCGGAGTGACTTCATAACCGTATTCGGCACAGATCTTCTCCATCTCGTTTAGCTTTTCCGATAGCTCAGCTTGTAATGATTCAACCTCACTCATGATTGTTTCCGTTGTCTAAAGGTTTTTCGTTCGATCCTGGCGTGAAGCATGATCTGACAGCCCCACACTCGCCCTGTGTAGGCGACGATTCCAAACCAAACACAAGATTCAGTTCCGTTCATTTCACCGTTGGTGATGTACTTCCGTTCGACGTAGCAATACTGGTGAGTTGGAATGTCACCTGACTTCGAATAGATCACGGTTGTCTCCTTTGGCTGTGACGTTCATAGCTTAGCTCTATTGACCCCGCGACGCAATTGGAATACGCTGGTAGTGAACGTTAGTTTTCGAAATTCCCAAACCACAGAAGAAGTTGATTATGACTCGGGAACTTACCAGCCATCGCGTAAATGGACTGAACGAAGTATTGCGGATTGAAGTGCTTGACGAACCTGGGCAAGGAAACGCTTGCCACCTATACGGGATTACAAGCGACGAACCACGCAACGCAGATACGCCTCCTGCCGTGACGTTGCCAGTGCGATTCCAGAATGGTCCCATTGGCGAGGCTGGTGTGAACGGCATTAGCAATGAGGCATTACTAGCCATCGTCGAAGATCGTTTGATCGGGTTTCAGTCAGGTCAGTATGCCTGTCGAGAGAACGCTGTTGCGCTGACCAAACTGCAAGAGGCGATGATGTGGCTACAGAAGCGAACTCGCGATCGAATAGCAAGAGGCGTTGAAGGTACGCACGCAAAGTAGTTGTCGAGGCTATGCGTGAGCGGCTTAAACGTAGGTGAACGTAATCCCTGGGGTGAAGCGTCACATTCAATACCTCGGGGATCACAGGTTCGAATCCTGTTGGCTCCATTGTTAGTTTTCGAAATTCCCAAAATGCAAGAGGTTGATCATGGTCCAAACAGGAACAATCCGAGACTTGATGATAGTTTTGACAGTGCTGTTTCTTTCGTCCACATGCTTCGCACAAGATCGTTACCAGTCACGTCCAGGTTCATACGTGCGATATGGTGAGAGGTATGATCCAAACCCGCCAAGAGTTTTTTCTGGAAGTGGAACGTACCTTGGACGCTAATGATAATCGAGCCGCCGCCGATACGGCTCGCCATCACGAAAGACACTATCGGCGGCTTCGATTCATCATTTTGTTGTCACTCGCGTAAGGAAAGATCATGCAACGAACGACACCATTGCCACAAAAGCTAGGCGAGCTTGTGGCGACGCTCCAAGGATTATTAAACAAGGGCGTAAGCCCAGAAACCGTTGTCCATGTGTTCGATGCTGACATAGCGTCATATCAGCCGGTGAGTCTTGCGAGCTATGGCGATGGAAGCATGAAGCTGCATCTTCATGCCGACGAAGACTACGACGATGAGATTCCGCGATGGCAGAATGCAATACGTGATTTGTGCATCTCCGAGTGTGGGCAGGAAGTGGACGGCAGCGGTTGCGACAGTGGCGACCCGTTGGATTTGACGCTGACTGAGATTCAGCTTGCGTTCAACGCGGTCAAAGAGGCTGCAAGTAGCGAGTGAGAACGGTAGCAATCAGCGGGCCGCAACATTAACAGTTTGAATAAGGACAGTCTCATGGAATCACAAGAAAAGGTTGATGCGGCTTCGATGCATGACTTTGTTCCACGGCCTTTTAGGAGTTGATTATGAACGGTTACTTGTTGATTGCACGAATGGAAATGGATGATTTACCGCTTCGTTTTTTTGGTACTAAAAAGGAAATGGGCGAATGGTTACGAACCGATAGTGATGGGACGTTTGAGGATGAAATCAAACGTATCGTGCGGTTGCATGGTTGGGCAGCGTCCGAGCTGTTGCGTATTGAGGCGATGCAGTTCCGCAATGGCCAGCCGGTAAAGGTAGAGCATGTTATGGGTTTTGAGCACGTTAAGTAATCGTGCCAAGTTTGGGTGAATCAAGCACGTTTGGCACATTGTTGGCGCAATTTAAGAGGATCATTTGGAATGGCAGCAGTTACGGACAGAGAACGAGCAATCGACGCGTCCGAAGTGGGCGAGAAGGCCAAAAGCGTTTTCGAGTTAATGGAGCGAATGCGTGGAAGTAGGGCATTCGGTTCAGTTGTTGGTACGGACATTCTTATCACTATTGAGCGTGTCAACGAAGACTCGGAGCGTCCTGCGTGGTGGCCGGATGAGTGGAAATGGCCACCGATTAGCCAAGAAGAACGAAACGCCATCGGCGAAAACGCACGTTTGCACAACGAAGCGTGCGACAGTGAGCGTTGCGAAGATGACGATTTCGGTAAATTCGTGGACGGTATGCAGCATCGGTAGGTCCGTGGAACAATTCATTACACTGCGCCGCGCAGTTTTAACATTAGCAAACAAGTTGGATTTCCGAAGTGAAACGCATCGAAGTTAAACCAAACGACGAGTACGAAAGCCTCACGGTCATTCGTGAAGTCGGAGTATCAACAGCAGGTAAGCGACAAGTGCTATGCAAGTGCGTTTGTGGCAATGAAGTCACAGTACGCTTGGGGCATCTTCGTTCCGGACATACGACTACCTGTGGTCGCTGCGGAATCGAGCACAATGGTCATCGAAAGACGATCGCTGAATGGGCGTCTCTCTATGGGCTGAAGGAATCGACGCTTCGGGCTCGATTAAAAACAATGCCAATCGGAGAGGCACTGAAAACATCGTAAACCGCTATTGACCCATAATCGCAACTTGCTATAGTTACAAATGTTGGCTCCCGGAAGACTCAACAATACCACTGATACAACCGTCGTTTTGCTGTGCGTTTTCTTTCCGGGAGCCACGCAGTAACTCGACGGTTTTTTTATTGGATTATTGTCATGGCGACAGAAACGAAAGTGACCTGGAAAGAAAAGGAAGCCGCAATTCGTTCGCTCGAAAAGAACGGACGTGTAGACCCAGTTGAGTTGATCGAAGCTGCACGCGATCCAGAGCATCCTTGTCACGACAGTTTTACATGGGACATCGAACAAGCCGCTGCTGAGCGATGGCGAGATCAAGCTCGTGAGTTGATTCGAGCGGTTAAGTTCGAAGTGGTGGTAGAGGACGTTGGCAATCCAGTTTGCATGTACGTTCCATCTGGCGACGATGATGCGGTGTTCGTTTCGCTCCCGAAGATTCGTAGCAAGTCTCAAGCATCTTCTGTTGTCTTAGCAGAAGTAGCAATGCTTCTCGGAAATGCTTCTCGCGCATACGGAATAGCGCTAGCAAAGACAGGCATTGTTGGTGCAGACGTTGTTGCTCAGTTGAAATCGATTCGAGATCAGGTTGCATCATTAAAAGAGCAGCTTGGCGAAGAGTGATTTATCGGTCGCGGTGTGTCCGGGTTGGGTCCGGTCGGGTTCGTTGTGGTATGTAGAGGCGGTCTAGGAGAGTCATGTCGCGTTAAGCTCAGTCACGGCGGTTAATGGTGAGTCGATGCGGTCATGGTTTGGATCGGGCAGGTAAGGCCTGTTGAGGCGTGTAGTGGAAGGGCGGTCATGGATGCCGAGGCAAGTTCTGGTGGTTTGAGGAATGGCCTGTAAAGGCGGTCAAGGCGGGTCGGGGAAGTGCAAGGAATGTCACGGCACGTTTTGTCGGTCAGTGGTAGTCAGGGAATGGTAAGTTGTGGCAGGGCGGTCAAAACTTTTCGATCGGGATTGTTTCTCGATCATTACACAGTAGGGAACTAAGTTCCCACAATTTCGAAAGGTGCCATCATGGCAAAAGCAAGTGGAGTTTTAGAAGCGATTGAAGTTGAACCGCTGCGAGTCGGCAGCATGCAAGTGTGGCTACGTGGTCTTACGCCGCTAATTTGCAATCGGTTGGCAGCAAAAGCGCGGCGTGAATTGTTGCTTCCGAAAGGACGAAAGTCGACGGCAGAAAAGCAACAGTCTTTGAAGCATGATCCGTTGGCAGAATATCGTGACAGCATGAGTGTTCGATCTGGAGTCGGTCCAACTCGAATCGTTTTTCCGGCTCCTGCAATCAAAGGATCGATGGCAACTGCTGCACTCGAAACAAAAGGAACGAATCGAACTCAGATTGGTCGTTTGGTTTGGGTGAAGGATTATTCTGTCGATGTGTATGGTGTGCCAGAGTTGTTTATGTCGGTTGTACGATCCGCTGACATGAATCGGACTCCAGACATCCGCACTCGCGCCATTCTGCGTGATTGGTGTATGCCTGCAACTATTCAGTTTGTTAAGCCTCAGATGAGCGAACAAGCTATTATGCAGTTGCTTTCCAATGGAGGAATCATCGTCGGAATTGGCGATTTTCGACAAGAAAAGGGAAAGGGCAATTTCGGTCAGTTTTCTGTTGTAACAGAATCTGATTGCAAGGACATCATCAAGGCAGGAAGTTTGAAGCAGCAGGATGCAGCTATCAAATCTCCAACTTGCTTCGATAGTGATACTGAGGAATTGCTTGGATGGTTCCAAACAGAAGTTAAGGCTCGGGGCAAAGGCGAATTGATTGCCTAACTATTTGACGGTCCTGGTGAGTCGCGGAATGGAAAGTCGCGTAGAGTTATGGCGGTCAAGTCCGGTCGGGTCGAGTTGGTGTAAGGCGGGTCGGGGACTGGTGGGCTGTTTTGTCAAAGCTAGGCTGCTCGTGGCGGTTCAGGCGTGGAGTGTCTGGACGCTACTGGTCATGGTGGTATAAGGCGGTCGCGGACAGGCGGGGCGGGTTACGGTTAGTCGGAGTTAGTCTTGGCGGTCTGTTGACTCTCAAGAGGTCATGTAGCACAATTGCTACATGACCTCACTTTATTATGACTTAGCTCCAAAAGACCCAGTTGAAAATCTTCAATGGCGCATTCGTTGCCGCGAACGTGCTTTGACTGACAAGCATTTTCGCGACGCGCTGCATCAAGCGTGCATGACTGATGTGCTGTTCTTCTGTGCTTTCGCCTTATGGGTTTGCGAACCGCGCTCCAAAGTAAAGCAAAAGCCGCTAGTTCCATGGTCTCACCAAGAGCCGGTGATTCTCGCCATGGATGAAACGATCTCCGAAGCAATGGAAACGGAGCATCCAGTTTCATTGACGCTTAAAAAGTCTCGTGCGCAAGGTGGAACTTTTATTTATTTGGCTGTCACTATTCAACGAGCAATGAGGGAGTCAGGGTTTACAATCGGTCTTGTAACGCGAAATGAAGCACTGGTAGATTCGAAGGTCGATGACTCGGCGGTGATGTTCAAAGTCGCTTGGATGCTTGATCGACTTCCGGCGTGGATGTTGCCCGATGGCTATTCGCGCAGCATGACCGATCACGTAATAAGACTCCCGAACGATTCAGGGTGGAGCGGTTACGCTGCGACAGGTGACGTAGCTCGGGGTGGTAGAACATCCGTGTTTTGTTTCGACGAACCTGGAAGCGAAGAGTTCGTAGCTGGGAACAAGGACTATAAGATTCTGTCGTCGGTCTCGCACGTTTCGAACTGCATATTCTTAGTCTCGACGTTCGGTGTCGATTCCGGTGTGTTCTATGAAGCGGCAACGGACAAGGACAATCCTCGTGTCTACAGTTTGAGCTGGAAGGATAATCCAGATCACTCAAAGAACATCTACACGGTAAAGAAAGGTGTGGCTGTAGCTCTACGTCCTGAAGAACAAGAGGCAGTCACCGAGTATGTTGCTACGCATCAAAGAGAAATCAAAGCGATCGAGCGCCGAGGTCACAAGATTGAAGATCACATTCAATCGCCATGGTACAACGCTCACCGACTGCTCCCTGGTGCTACGCCTCGATTCATCGCAAGAGAGCTAGATGAAGATTGCCGTGGTGCAGTCGGCAAAGTATTTTCAACGGACCTACTCGATCGTGTGAAACGAGATCATTGCAAGCGACCAATCT